TTAATAAGTATGTTTCAATTCCATAATCCATTAAAAACTTACTTAACTTAATTGCATCTTGTCTAGCGTCTTCATCAAGAGCAACATAAATCTTTTTAACTTGTTTTTCTACTAATCTCATAACTAATGTTTTACTTGGAAACTTACCTAATAAAGGAATAGCATTATTCCTAATTGCAATAGCATCAAACACACCCTCAACCAATATAATAGGTTCATTCCAATTTACAAACATTTCAAAACACACCGTATCTTTTGACATCGGTGGATTTTTATATTTGAACTTTGAATTAGGAAACATATCTCTAGCTATAAAATAATTCAATTTACCATCAGCATCGTAACTTGGAATAATAATACGATTAGAATACCCATTTGACGAACAATACCCCATCGAATAACGAAGAATATCTATTCCACCTATTCCTCTCCTCTTCAAATAACTTATTGCATTTGTATATAATGGGTCTGTAGATGGTTTCCAAAGTGGTTTATAACATTGTGGTAATGAAACATTATATTCTGTTTTTTCATCTTTTTCGTATTTAACACCTCTGTAGTCACCAAGTATTTTTAATACCTCTGATATAATTTGTTTAGGTGCATTTATCTTTCTTAACAATACTCCAATCTTATGTCCACCAGCATTACAAACCCAACAATGCCATTTTTGGGTGTCAAAATTTACTTGTAATTTCTTTTTGTGATGATTACAAAATGGACAATGAAAAGCACTTTCACCATTTTTCATTTGGTAACTTTTCATCAATACTTTTTCTAACAATGTGACTAATTCGTATTTATACATTCAATACAATATACGAAAGTTTTAGTATTAAAGTCAAGCTTTTTTTTCAAAAAGTGACATAACCAAACCATCATACATATCGATATTTCTTTTATCCCAATTTCCTCGTGTAGTTTCTTTACACCATTTAGATGTGTTGTACATTTTTTCTATTTCTTGTTTAACAAAATCTTTTGCTTTTAATCCTTTAACTCTAGCTTTTCCAAATACATTCTTTCTAGCAGTCATTGGATTTATGTTATGAACTCTGAAATCAAAATTCTCTAACATAAAACAAAGTATAGCATTAAACTTTGCTAACTTGATAATAACTTGTTGTGAAGTTCTTCCACCAGCAAAACCTGATAGATTATCTTCAATGTTAATATCCATAACATCGTTAATATACGAACTTTCATTCAATTTTCCAAGCACTTTTTCAACTTTATCTTTGGGTGTTTTTTCTTTTTTGATGTCGATGAATCCCATATCGAGAATCTTCTTATCTTTTGTGAATGCATAACCAACGCAAGTCGTTGATGCATCTAATCCTAATATAACCATTTTTCTCCTATAAATCTAATCTTATTTTAAAACTCAAATTTATTTTATCAGTTTTTCTAATTGGTCGAGGTAGAGTAGCTTGAATAACAGGTGAATCATAAACACCATTTTGCCACAAATTAATTTGAGTTATATATGGTTGAAAATCACTACCAGTGAAAGTTGAAGCTATATGTGGTGTAGATAATGAAAATCCTTCTGTACTACCACTCAGTGGAGACCTAATACTATAGTTTGTAGTTAAATTAAAATCTTGAGGTAATATAGTAACAGTGTATTCATGAGAAATAATTGTGTGATGTGAATTAAATTGTAAATTAAAATTAGTAGCTAAATCTGAATAATCTACACTACCACTCCAAGAACCAGTTTCTGTAATTACAGCTATGCCTTGATTATAAAATATATTACCAACATAATTATCAACTGATGATAAAGCTCCAGCACTTTGTGAATGATGTGCATTTGTAGAGTAAAGATTTCCAAAACCATCATCTATGATTATTGGATTGTTACCACTATTATCTGTGTTATTTAAATCTGTTAATTCGAAACTTCCCTCTTTTATTTTTTCTCCATAATATTGAGATGGAATTTGTATAATTGAACTACTTGGGTATCCATGATATTTAGTTAGATATTGTTCACCGATTGGTTGTTTGATTGATAAATTACTTGATGGGGCTGTAAACTTACTTTCACTTATGTATACAGGTGAACCACTTGTATAGAATAAAACATTTAATGAGTTCCAATAACTTTGACTTACTGAACCAGATATTATTTTAACTGATTGGATACCAGCAGATGCAGTTGTAAGATTTTGAGTATAATTTACAACACTATTTTGAAAACTTGTCGATGATTTATCAATCTGCTTGAATACAAACATAACATATCATTAATAAGTAAGTTTAACTTTTATTGTTGCTTCCGAACTAAAGTTTTTCTTTAATGGTGTTGATAAATTACCAACAGCGACTATATCACCAGAATTATTATATAATTGAACTGATGAAATAAATGTTGTTGGATTACCTTTCATTGTTGATTGCCTTAATTCATTCAATGAACCACTAATAAATGTTGGACTATTTGAAAAATTCATTTGCCCACTTCTAACTCTACAGAAATATTGAGCACTTACTTGGTCTTCTTCATCTCTGAATGTTAGTTTACTATTTCCACCTTGTAAACAATTTACAAATTTTAAAGCTGTTTTGTAATTTGCATCTGTATTCTCTGTATTTGCAAATCCACTTTGTGAAAGTGCTAACTCAGTACCTTTATGTTGAACCACACCATCTAGAGCCGCTGTTGCAGAAACTCCTGGAATTGAAGAAGATAATTCAGCACCACTAAATACCAATACCCCCAAATCAGGATAAAAGAAACCAAAGTTTCTTGCAGTTGCTGCAGTAGTAATAACACCAGCAGAAGATGCACTTACAATATTATATCTATCACCGACAGGAGTTGCAGTTGGATTTGTTGTTGAACTATCATCTACTAAATGTAATAAATCAGCAGCTGCACCATCAGATTTAGAACCACTTAAAGATATTTGCCAAGTTCCTTTATTAATTCTATCTTTCATATTACTTCTTTTTGCAAGAAGAACAAATATTTCATCATCTCTTCCACTAGCTACGGCTGAAGTAGTAGCAGGAGATGAAATAAAAAATCCACCAGTTACTTCTGTAGGAGCCAGAAGTAAATTAGCAAATTGTTTATAAATTGCCTCTGTTTCAGATTTTGTATTAGCTTCCACATTTGCACCATGCCCATTTACACTACCAAATGTCACATTAAATTCTTCAGTTGTTAATGTATCTGTATGAGATATACCAAAGAAATAAGTTTCATTTGTATCAGTTAATGATGATGATACTAAATTAGTACCTACTATTGTTGTTGCTCCAGTTGAAAAATAAGGACTGGTTACCTTTTCCGTCTGGGATATTTTATCCATTCCCTCCGTTGAATCTAATCTAATATTTGTACCTGCGATAGCCATTTAAAAATCTCCTAAATTATGATGAACGAACAGTTGATAATACTGCTCTTTGACTCTTAGTAATATTATTCACTACAGTAAATGAATTATATGCTCCAGTTTCAATATCAACCACATAAACATTTGTTGATTTACCTGTTGCATCTTGCTGTAATGGATTTAATTGGAATGTATTACCAGTAAACTGATATTCTCTAGCATGTGGTATATCTTGTTCCTGTAAAAACATTCTACTTGTTCCACTTATATTTTGACCAGCTCCACTATTTGTAGAAACTATTGTAGGGTCTTGAATTACAAAATATTTACCTAAACCAGCAGTTGAATTAAATCCTAATAGTTCTGCTGTAATTCTACCTTTGTTTTCATCACCTTCATTAAATGTTAAATTTGTTCCACCTTTTCTATCCAATCCACCTAAAACTAAAGCAGGAATAGCAATTGTGTTTTGATTTAAACTTATTAATCTATTTCTTAAATTATATTCTGCATGAACACTAGCTTCTAACATAGGTAAGTTCTCAATAGCCTCACCATAAAAAGCTGAACCACTTGGGTGGTCTGTGTTCCAAAGTGTGTAATCTACTCCACTGTCAGAAAGTGTAAAAGAAGTAATATTTAAATTACCACCATTTTTTAAAATTTCTCTACCTTTTTTTGTTAAAACTGCATCAACCGTAATTGATGAATTGTCTAAATATCCCATTTTTATCTCCTAAATTTCGAAATACTTTAATTCATATATAAATATAAAAAAATAGAAAAAAACCTAAACTTTAAATTAGTATATTATTTTATCATCCGAATCTAATGATGGTTGACTACCATCTCTTATTACAATTTCTCTTTCACCACCAGTTACTTTAACTCTATAAAATGAAGCACTTGAATAATCTTCATGCTGTACGTTTAGAAATGATGAACCACTATTTGTAATGTTTTGTGCCCCTTCATACATTCGTTCTTTAAATGGTTGACTAAATTTACTTATATGATTTGATGGAAGTGTTATTGTACCATCTGAACCAGTTAGGAAATATCTTGTTTTTCCTATCATTCTTCCTGTTTGAGGTCCTGAATTTAAATTTATTAGTGATTCATAAATGACATTGGAATGAATATCATTACTAACTATTTTTCTATTGTGTAGTCTACCTGCATTTGAGAAATCAGAGTAATTAAATGAAGCATTACCTTGTCTTGAACCTGAATATATTTCAGTGTCACCAATTGAAATAAAATTAAATCTCGTATCTATATCATAAGTATTATGATTACCATCAGAATCAAGAGGTGCGGCAAAATTTATAAATTGAGTATCAACTGAACTTGTTCCCCAACTATCGTGTATATTTACAAATGATTCATTAGCATCTGATGCATAATCAATTGAACCCGATGATGGGAATATGATAAGTGAACCGCTAGTTATAGTTGAAGAAACCACCGATATTGAAACAGAGTGTGGATTTATAATTGAACTTGATAAAACAGTTACAGCATTTTTACTACCAGAGTCTGATATTTTAATTGATGCACTATAAGGTAACTCAAGTTTTGAACCAGTAGTAGATGGTATTATTAATGAACTTTCACTACTTGGTATTCCAAAAGGAGTATATCCTCTATCCACTGAACCACTTATTGGTGATATAAGAATTGAACCACTCATTATGATTTCTTTAGAAACTACCTCAATACTACCTGTAGCTGTATTGGGATTTGTTTCAAGACTATGTTTTTCGTTTTCATATTTTTGTTTTTCTAATATGGTTGGTTTTATTGTTACACCTGCATTTGAATTTACATCACTAAATGTAGAACGGCCTGGAACTAATGCTTTTAAACCCTCAGAAAGTGAATGATTAAACATATCTTCATGAGCTCTGACAAATGTATTTACATCAACTTTTACAGGAAAACATTTAAAAAACTCTTTTCTAAGTGTGTCAAATTCACTGTATGATGACGAATAATAATATTTTGGATTACCATAATAATCTTCAAAATTAAAACCATCTAAATTATTTAATATAAAGCTGTTAACAGCATCTTGTGGTGAACGATTAATTTCTAATTTAAGCGAAGTTATAATTTTAGGTTTTTTACCTATTGGCCTTGTTAATGATTCTATAGCTGATGAATGTGGATTTAAATTACCAATTACTGGATTATTATCAATAACTAAAACATTATTATCATTAACACTATAATCACCTACTATATTATCGTAAAAACCAAATGTTAAAACTTGTATTGTATCAACTCCATAAACAGCAGAACCTGTAAACATACTTCCACTTTTTTGAAATGAGTAATCTGTTGTTAATAATACACTACACTTTGGTGCCGCATCTACAATTGTTAATAAGTGATTTGAAGAAGTTACTGAACCACTTGTGTAATTTTCATTTAATTTAAAATGATAAACTAATTCTGTGTCAGATGATTCTATTGAATTACCAACAGTAGAAAATTTATTAAGTACATGCTTTTTAAAGCTTGATGCACTTAAAGCTGTTTTCCAACTTTTTATTTCTGCTAATGAACCACTTACAGTTTCACCAACAAATAAATTTGATGAAGATAAATAATGTCTTGAACCACTTGACTGCCAATTTCTATTTGCAAAATGATTACTATCAGTGCTTCCACCAACAAAAGAAGTTGGAGGATTAGGATTAGTAGAACTAGTAAGTTCACCCAAACCAACTGATATAACTGTATTACCTTTAGGACCACCCACATTCTGTGTAAATGAAATATTACCCAATGTCTCAAATGGTTGGTTAACAGAAAATTTATTCCCATGCCCATTAGATGATGTTATGGCTGCTAATAAATTACCAGCAGCTGAAGAGGAACCAGCACCCTTTGTTGTTCCCGAACCTGTTGCAAATAAAACTAAATTACTAGCAGATAAAGCACCATTTACACTTGATGACAATGCCATATATGTTTTAGTTGTTCCATCTGCTGAGGTAAATGTAATTTTATCGTTATTGGAAGCTGATTCTATAAATGTAAATGAAGCAGTTGCAAATGTTTCTAATCCTCCACTTACAGACATACTTACAGAATTAAAAGTTTTGATTTGAGCACCATCTTGTAATGCTGCATGCAATTTATATTCTTGTGTTCCGGCTCCACTTATACTTGATGTCATTCTTTGTAACATTACATTCCACAATTCTCCGTCTCTTACTTCAAGGTCAATAGTTGACATTGAAACTGCATTATCAGCTATTGCTAAAGAGCCTGTATTAGAATTATTTAATCTAAATTGGAATCGTGAGAAAACTACATCTGTAGTACTTGCACTTGGAATTAATCTTAAATCCCAAAGTGTCTCATCACCACTACCACTTGATTTTAATATTTTTTGTTCATTATTAGTTTGTTTATGTTTATAAACAAATTCTACAGTTTCTAAATCTGCACTATCCATCCACCAATCAAGATTTAAAATTCTTTCTGGTTTATTTTGAAACATATATCTATGTAAAATTTTAGGGACAACATTATATCCAAAACTACCACTTACATCTTCTAAATCAGGAATTTCATCTTCTAAATCTAAATCTTGTGAACCCCCTCCAAATTCTTGAAAGCCAATAACATCAGGTGGATAACCATATGTGTTAAGTAATGCTCTTACAGAATTTTGTGTTCCTTTTGATTTATAAATGTATAATAAATTGTTAAGTGTTTTTCTCCAAGTGTTATTCTTAATATCATCAATTGAAGTAACACCAGTTAAATATGAACCTAATGAATCAGTTAAACTACCACTAAAAGGATTTATTGCTTCCCAACCCATATTGTTTAATAATATAGGATATGTGTTTTCTGGAGGAGAATTTGTTTTTTTATATCCTCTGTCATGAAGTGTTCCCATTGAATCTATATGATTTTTAATTAAATCATATTGTTCACCTTGTAATGAAAGAAAATCTTTCATTTCATTATAATCAGAACTTTCTTGAATATAAAGAGGTAAGTTGTTTTCTAAACTATGTATATTTTCATTATCAAAAGCAGATGCTGAATCGTATGTACCATTATACCAATTATTCCAATTAGCTGAACTTGTATGATATAAATTATCAAATGGTAAAACATCAGTTGGATTAACAAGTGTTACTTTAACATCTGTAATTTTTGTGTCTAAAATTCCATCAGGTTTTTGATATAATTCTTGAACTTCAGCCGATGTTATGGCTTTATTATAAACTCTTGGATATTGTATAAATCCATTGTAAAATCCAGCCGTACCTCCTATCACATCATTACTACCAATACTTAATGCGTCTTCAGATGTGTTCATAGTAGCAGCTGAAGAGGTAAAGTCTTCAGAACCAGTTATTCTATAGCCAGTTCCTGTTGTTGATTCTGTATCTTTTAACTCACCATTAAGATAAAGTTTTATACCAGTAGATGAACCACTTTCGAATGTAAATACAATATGATTCCATTCTAATAAATCGTCTGTTACATTAAACGCAGCGTTTATCATATTAGAGCCGTCAGGCCTTACACCAGCTCTTAATTGATTATTAACAAAATCATAATCTATACCATATGATTCAGCCCCAAAACCTCTTGTAAAAATTGGTTGTGCGGCTTTTCCAGCTGAGTCTGCTGAACCTGTATCAGGATGAAATCTTTTTGCCCATACACTTAATGAAAAATTATCCTCTCTACCATAATTAAAGTCAGTATCACTAAAAAATCTAACACCCTCATTTGATTCACTTTGGAATAAAAATGAGTTTCCATAAGTTGAATTATGAATTGATACTCCATCAGACACCGTTGGTGTTCCTTCTATTGAACCTGAATTACCTCTACCACTAAAGTCGGTTAACATTGCATTTGTAACAGCAGCACCTGAAGTTTGAGAATCTAAATTCCAACTACCACTTAAACTTGAAGATAAATCACTTATAATAAAAATTCTAAACAATTCACCAGCTGGCATTATTGAACCTTTAAAAGGTATTCCTGCGCTGGATGATACAACTGTTGTTGGATATAAACCCGTAGAGTCTTTAATCAATACAGAACCTGTTTTTGTATTTGTACTTAAAATATTGTATTCTCTTGAACCCGACCAAGTTGTAATACTACCAACATCATTATCAATAGTTCCTTCCGGAGTCCAATAAGATTGTGATGCTTTGAAAACATATCTTTGATATTTACTACTTGTTATGTTAGGATTACTAATTTCAGTCTGATGAAGAGCTTCGCGGGGTAAAGAAGCACCTAATGAATTATTAGAGTTAGCATTTCTATTTTCCCAAGTTATTGCACTTCCACTATCACCCTTCATTAAAAATGATAAAAAAAGTGAACCACTATAATTAAAAAATGGTTTATCTTGTACATTATATTTACCAGTAAATAAATCTATATATTTACTATTTGGTGAGCCACCAACATTTTTAGATGAGTGATGATACACAACATTAAAACCATCAGCACCATTTAGTGCTCCTTCATAATCACCTAACACTCCATCCCTCACAGGAACTATATCTGCATAATTTTTACCCAAACCAGGAGCTGATGCGCTTGACTCACTTTGCCCATCATAATATAAAAATCTTTCATAAGGTGTAAATGTTTTTATTTCATCATTTATTTTTTTAAATAAATCTTTTCTTTTTTGAATTACGGCACTTGAATCTCCAAATACATTCACACCACTCATATGAAGTGAACTTTCTATATCAGAATAATATCCTTGAATAGTTTCAACTTTTGTTTTAAAGTTTTCAAGTTTTTTCTTAGCAGAACCAAAAAATGTATGATTTTTAAATTCAGTAAAATCTGTGTTTAAATTTGGGTAATTATATAAACTTTCTGAAACTAAATTATCTAATGCAGTAACATCTATCGAACCACTTAATTCATCATAGTTTTCAAATCCTATTTGATTGTTAGTAGGATTTATCCAGTTTTCTGAACTGTCTGGCTGTAAACCGTCACCAAAAAAAATAGGAGCAACATCAGAAAAATATGTAATATTTTGAATCTGTGTTGTTATAATTTCTCTTTCAATACTAACCATTGTTAAGTTTGTAATGTTCGGTGGTAATGCATCATATAATTTTAAAATAATTGATTGGTTATTTCTACCATCAGATACCCTATCAAACTGATAATTCATTATTGGATTATGGTCACCGGTTCCTAAATTTAATATATGTTTAAATTGATATTTATAACTTGGGTTTGGTATCTGATTCCCATCACCATCAACTTCATCTAAAAATTCAGGTTGATTATCATTGAACTCTTGTGTTAAATTTAAAATAGTTGATGAATTATTTACAATATTTTTATCTAATAATTTTAAACGAACTTCTTTTCTTGAAGTTGAAATTTGTTTTATAATAAATTGATAATGAGCATTATCACCTGTAGCAGGTAAAATTTCTCCTCCCATATCATCAAAATGTGTTTCATCAAATGGTGGACTAACTTGATTTAAAAAATCAATTTGTATTGAATAAGCACCTTGTGGTAGTCCAAATTCATTAAATATTTCATTTGGCTTGATGTAAATATTATCAATTAGATTTTTGTATATTTTAAAATCACCACCATTATGACCAGTACCACCGATTTGCATAGTTTTAAGTTCATCAAGTGAGTCAGTAAATGGTGATAAGTTTATTTCAAATGGGTCTGTACTAATGGATGAATAAAATATTGCCTGCCCATCAATACCTTTTGTATCATCAGGTAAATCAACAATATTATCAATTGCTTCACTTGGATAAATAGTTAAACGAATATAATCATATGGATTATCTCCAAATTTAACCGCACCTTCACTAATCGTTAATTGTCTATCTTGTTCAGAAAATTCATATTCAAACTGTGGCATTACAACGCTCCATTTTTATTATTTGCTTTTTTAGGAACTTTTATAAAAGAATCTCGTCTCATTGGATTACCTTTTCTCTCTTTTTTAACTTTATAATCACCAAATATTAATCCTTTGTTTGAATTACCACTTGAATCCAAAATAGATTTACCAGTTAATTCACCTGTATTTAATTCTAATTTGCAACTTTCTTTTAAATCAACATCTAAATTGTCACTTATAAATATCTGTTCAACTGAACTTTTCTCTGAAAAAGTTCTGGCAGGTGTTGAACCATCCCAATGTGAAAAATTATTGTATGGATTAAAATCAGAGTAGGTATTGATACCTCTTTCTATATCTAACCAATTAGTCCATTCATAAACATAATCAGGATAAGTATAATAGGATGGTGGTTCACCACCGGAATATAATTCATATAACATATCTGAAATATCTGGTCTTTCAATATAAGGATTAACCCATTCACCAGCATCTTCAAAATCTACTTCACCATTTCCATTTAAATCAAATTCTTCAATATATTGTGGAAATGGTAAAGTAGCTAAATATTCAGGAGATGTATCTGCTTGTTCATAATCCTCAAATGTTATAGTTGGATTATAAAAACTTTCAATTTGTTGTGTTAAATCTTCTGTTGTTAATAAACCTTCACCTGCAGGTATCTGTAACAAATCATTCATATCATAAGAAGTATTAAAAAATCTTACTCGCTCTAAATCAAATTCAAAAATAGTTTGACCCATTTCATCATTTTCTAAATCTCTTGTTAAAAACTTTTCATCAATAATATCCGTATCACCAATCTTACCACTACTCAATGTATCTTGAATACTTTTTTTGTATTTTGAATTTTTATCAACACCACCGATGATTGGAGTTGTATATGGCCAAGGTAAAGTAGTGTAATCACTTCCACCAACATCACCAAAATCAGGATATTGATTAATTGGTATATCTAAATAAAATCTTATTGTTACAAGTTTCCATCTCCCTATCCTACCATAAGTTGAATTAAATCCACCTTCATTCGAATTTGAATTAATAACAATAATTTTTATAGTTTTTATTCCAGGTGTTTTATAATCGTTGGTTATTGGAATATAATTTTCAGATTGGTTTCCAAAGTCGAGGCCTCCACCCCAGACAGCTTGATATTGATTTTTTGGGAGATATAAATTTTGATTTTGTAATTCCAATAGTTCATTTAAAGTTGTTGGTGCTAAATTTATATAATCATCTAAAGATGAGAATTTATTATCCTTATCATTCCAATCAACAACCCAATAATTATAATCTCCAGATGCATCTACATTAATATTGTCTGGCACAGTAAAGAGTAAATCAAAACCAACTTCTGCTGGAGCTGATGATTTTAAAGACAATAAAGGATCAGTGTCGATATAATAACTTTGTAAATCTATAAAATTTTGAGGAAGTTCAGTACTATTTTCATCTAATGTATTTTTATCCAATATTGATACTGTTGATTTTACAAAAAAATCTGGAAGCGCTACACTTAAATCTGAGTTAGCACGTATATTATTTAAAGCAGCATAGGGTGTTAATCTTAAAAAATCTGTTGGATTAAAATCAGAAAAATCAAATTCTATTGAAGGTTCAACATTTAATATTTCTTGTTCAAAGTTTTGTCTAACCTCTTCAGTATTACTACCACCTGGACTCGTATCTATTGATACTTTAAGGTTTTTCATCTTATATCGATGTACTCTAGCATGACTTCCAGGATCTTCATGTGTTTTACTTCTATCAATATCTAAAGTTAGTTCATTAAGTCTACCATTACCATTCTCATCAAACAAATCTAAATTATTAATCATAAAAGAATAAGTTATAGCTCTAGTTTTATCAGCCCCCCTTGAATAACTATCAGCTGATGCTCTGACATAAATTATTATCCAAATTGGATTATATACTGTCTGGTCGATTACAGCATATTCCGTATTGGCTTCATCAAGTAATGTAAGAGCGTCAAGTGGATTGAATCCATTTTTAATTCCAGAATCCCCTCTAAGTGCATTATCAGTCGTTAAAACTCTATCCCCATATATATTTTGAACTATTGGTACTCCCTCAATCTCTTCAACATTCCAATTAGTTTTCCTACTTTTATTAACATCATCATAGTAGTCATAAAATCTATAAACATCATTCTCACTTTTACTAGCATCTTCTAATTTGAAATTAAATCCGTCTTTAGCTGATTGAGACCACATCCAACACCTAACTTTATGCTGTCTTGTTTGATATTCAGCTGAATTCCACCACATTTTCATTTCATCAATTTTAATTAGAGATGAACCTTCAAATTTTAAATTGTTTTGAAGAATTACTTCATTTATATAAATACCCTCCGTAGTAGTGTATAAATCTTTTTTTTGAAATTTATCAAAATCTGCTGGTATACTGGTTGAATTTTCGTAACTAAAATCATTAGAACCTGATTCAAAATTATATTGACCTCGTAAACCAACTCTGGGTTTATCGTTAATTATTTTTTTTATTTGAGCCATTAAAATGCCCCATTTGTTTTTTTAGTTTCTAAATTATTTAATAATGATTTAATTCGTTTAGGTTTAAAAGTTTGATTATCAAAAATAGGTTTATAATCTGTAAATACAAATCCTAAATTTTGATTTCCGCTCATATCATTTAATACATTTGATTCAACTTGTTCTGTAGATATATTAATTAATAAATTTTTACTTCCTTCATTTTGATTCGTTATTGAACCTTCTAAAGGAAATGGTATGTTATTGTTTGGAAAATCTCCTTCAATAAATTTACCATCTTGACCATGTCTTGGTAATACAGGATAGTAATAATTATCAAACCACTCTTGTTCAGAATAAGTATTTATTAGTAATCCATTGTCTGTATAAATATCTCTATTAAATATAGAATAATCTTTAGGAATTATGTTTTTCCAATATCTTGGATTATTTGGTATACCAGCATCCTCATCTTCAAACCCTAATACTTCATACATTGATTTTGGTTCATTATAATATTTTATACATGTTAAATCACAATCACCAACTGATTTTCCGATTTCATTATCTAATTTTCCATCAGGTAAACCATTATATATAACTTCCCCATTTGCAAGTGTTCGTTGTCTCATATATTCTGGAAAAACTTCATTAAATCCTTGAGTTTCAAAATTGCTATCCATTTTTAACAATGCTAGTTCTGCTTTTAATCTGTCCCCTTGACTAGCAAAATTTACAGTAATTTTAATAGGAGTTTCAATACCAATTAATTTAAATAAAGTTACTTCATAAAATGATGGTGTGTGGGATTCATTATAATAGTCTTCATCTTGTTGTCCTTGAATAAAATTGTATTCTTGTAAACTCCAAGAGCCTTGAGTAGGTGTACCAGTCCACTTGGCTGTATAAATAGCATTAAATTCATTAACTTTTAATGTACCGGCAACTATATCATCATTACCAGTTTCAGATATAAATTTATTGATTGTATCATTATCATAATGTAATAATAATGGAACTCCGTCCTCCGCCAAAAGTGGAATTGGAGGACCATTTGGGCTAGGAGTGTCGAAATCTCCTAATGCTGCAACCGCGGAAGGTAAATCAGTATAATTTATTCCTCTATATTCTTCTTCTATATTATCCATTAAAGTGTCTTTACCTGCAATTAGATAACCCAATTGTCTTTTTAAAGATTTATAATAAATACTTTGTTCAGAATAACCACCAATCATCGGTACAGTATTTTTATATGGTAAAAAAGAATATCCTTCAGTATTAAAAAAATTAAAATCTTCATCACTACCTGGATTAATATTTATTCTTAGAGTAAATTTTTTATTACTAATTATACCAGCTATTGAACCATTTTCTTGTTTTTGTAGTCGTAACATAGTTCCAGTGATTTCAAAAATTCCATGGGTTTCATATGCATGATAAACACTTGTGTTTTCATCTATTTGTTTAGGTTCAGTTATAAAATCATTTTTTGAACCATCGCCCCAATTTATATCATATAAATAAAATAATCCCTCTTGAAAATCACGATACATTGGTGTTCTTTTTTTGTCAAATATTTCTTCAGTTATATAGTTTGGATAAAAATAAAATTGTGCCTCCAATGGACCTTGTGAATCTTTGTATTCCTCTGGTTGTAAATCTTTATCATAATATTTTGTTAAATCAGCCGTACCATATTGTCCTGTAGATATTTTTTTTCTAACATCAACATCAGGTATGAAGTCTCCTGATTGATAAACTTCTATATCATCAATATAAACTGTTCCAAGAAATTCGTTAGCAGCTTGTATCATAAAATGTAAATCTCTAACTTTTCCTAATGTGTTTTTATAAGGAGGAGGATTTTTCTCAACATCAAAATCAGTATACCTAGGCACAGTTAAAGTTTTATTAAAATAATTAAAAGCTTCATTTAAACTAAAAGTATAAGAAAAAGTTTCCCATTTTCCAACTTCACTATTTTTAAATCTACCCATACTTCCAAAATTTGAAGCTTTATGACTAAGTGTTCCATCATTGTTTAAACCATCATTATATCTTAATGAATGAAAATCACCATAAGGTTTATAATGAAAATTTTTGGGAAATCCATAACCTCTGAAATGCATGATTTCATTATCTGGAAAGGAGAGTGGCCAGAAAGATACGCCAAAATCTTCTGGTTCAGTAGCTACAAAACCATCAGTTCCTTTATGTATATAATTGTTATCAAACTCTCCTATAATATCTATTCTTTGGGGATCTCCAACTTCACCATCCCCATCAAGGATTGCAGTTTCCACTTCTGGCATTACACCATTTGAATCTGCAAATTTAGTATACATTCTAAATTTAACTGTCATTGTAGTGTATGGAGAAAGTTCACTTTCTTTAGTTTGTTCAAAAGCATCATATATTTTTATGCATTGATTTAATGTTCTGTATTGATTTTGACCTATTCCATTTAAATAACTTGAGTTTTCACTATCTCCCCAATGCCAACCAAACCCATTTCCATCAAATTGTTCAAATGTACCCGTATTATTTTGTGCGGTGTCAAAAACAGCGGCTTGATAATTAGTAGCAGTAAATTCTAAAGCTCTACCATATGAGGCACCTTCTATAAAATTAGACCAATGTGCAAAATTTGGAAACACAACACCATCACTTACACCTTGAAATGCAACAGTTGGTATGAATCTATTAGTTCCATTTCTATCAGCCATTACCTCTTTTACAAATTCATTACATAATTCATCATATTCTATATCTTCATTTTCTAACTTAGTTAATTGGTCTCTTAATTTTGTTTGAAGTTCTAAAAGTGTATGATATGGATAATATCCAGCATAACCAGGACTTATACCAAGTTGATTATCTTCAGAACTATAACCAGATTGTTGCCAATATCTGGACAGAACTCCACCACCACCAGGACCTCCACCACCATCAAAACCAAAATAACCACCACCCCTATCTTCATAATCAGGAAATTCACCTTCACTCCATATAATATGATAGTTACTGTATTTACTTGGATCAACCACTCCATCACCATTTTGACCTACATCGTTATCCCAAATCAAATGGCCCCATGTAATACTATAATCTACACTGTCGTTTGTCATTCTATCTGATTGTCCCACACCATCATATCTACTATATCCCCAACCACCTTCGGGAATAAAAATCGACCTATCCACAACAACACCATCAATTATAGGATCACCAGCATCTAAAACATTATAAAAACTTTTTACAGCTTGACCAGTACCATTTTCTACTAAATTTGTTACTTCAATTTGTTTAAATTTTGGATCTGAAATTACATCTGGAAAATTATTTTGTAAATAATTATCTTCATCGAAAAAAAATAAACCTAATGGTACTCTACCATCTGAATTTGAACTTAAAAGTCCAACTTCTGTATTTACGAAACTTGATGTTATTTCTATACCACTGTAAGGATCAAATGATTGAGATAGTGTTTGTTCAGGTTTAACACCTTCAAAAACACCAAATTGAGATGATATTTCTTCTGGAATGGACATTAAATTTTAAACCTTATATCCACGAGCTCTTAATAAATCACTCCTTGATATGATTTCTACTTTACATTGGTTACCATAACCCGATTTTGCAACCAAAGCCCCTCCACCATCTTGTTGAGCATTAGGAGAATAATTATTCATCCAATAATCAAAATTCAGTTTATAATTATCCCACAAAGGATTTAAACCTGAGTTGTAATCATCAAGTATATTATATTTATCAGGTTCAATTATATTAGGATTATATGTGGCATTTATAAAATACCATTCATTATAATCTTCAGGAATATGTGTACAATTTATTAATCTTAATTCATCAGATTGATTAGTACCATCACTAGCTTGGTTTGCATTTAGGCCTAAATTTATTTCAGGAGTATTCCAAGTAAATTTTGACATATGTTGTGATCCTACATGTGAATCTCTTAACCATCCTGGAGTTCCATTTGTATCCGTTCCATTTACGACTAATCTTACAAAACGAGCTGAATCGGTATTTTCAAATGGATTTAAATTAGTAAAGGGTGACCTATAATTAACAGTTTCAACAAATTTACCAAATGTATCATATCTATCATCAGGTTCATTATTATCATCAAATGTTGCATAACCAGTATTATCATCTCTACTCAAAACATATGTTTCTAATTTAAAACCAAATCCATCTTGAACTCTATTAGAGTTTGGGTCAGGTTGATTTCTAAATGGATTACCAAAATTAAATAAAGTTCCAGTTGATGTTTTATCTAAAAATCTAACCCACATTGATATTGTAAAACCTGTAGTTAAATATTCTCTACCTCTATCTGGATCTGGATTTAAACCTGTAACAAAAGCTTCTTGAGTGTTTCTAATTATAATACCTTGATTTAAATTTCTAAATTTTAAATACCCATCTGATTTATTTACATATGTTGGCCTATCATCTTGTGGTTCTTCTTGTTCTTCTAATATATCATCTAAATAAGGAAGCACTCTATTATAAATGTCTTGAATGGTTTTCGCTTCATTTGTAGAATTTGCTGTATCTTTTAATCTGTGGAAGTAAGCATCTTCTTCGTCAATGTTACCATCTTGATTATCTTGTGCGTACGAAATACTATTATCTTGACTATATTGTTCAGCACCAATCCAAGTTCCATCCTCTGCTCTATCAACTCTGTTGTCTGGAATTTCATTACCCTCTGAATCGAATAAATCAAATTCAGGTGTTGATGGTGGAAGTAATGCATTTAACTCTTGAAAAAATCTTGTTACTCTAGCTTGTCTCGTATCACCACTTGGTAGTAATTCAAAAATATTTGTATCAAGAAATTCTTCAGCTTGTTCTACATCTACAATTGATGATGATTGTTCTAATGAAATAAATTGACTTACATTTAAAGGATTGTCATTTTCTGCATCAACAATAAAGTTTGTAATATCCACACCACCATCAGGAAAACCACCACCCATAATAGATATAGATACAATCATATCAATATCACCATTAACCGCAATACTTACAGTATTCCAATCAACAACTTGATTTGCATAATGTTGTAGAACTTCTAATCCAGCACCTTGTTCAGAATCTAAATCTTCTTGATTAGCTTTAATATCTTTTTGATATAAAACTAATCCCTCATCATTAGTTCTACCTACTTGAATTAAACCATTACGAATTGTTTTTTGACTTTCTCTAACTAAATTAGTAGAAACTAAAGAACTTTCTATTAATGCTTCAGCTACCAAATCTAATAATATTTCAAGATTTTCTTGTTGTTGTTGCGGTGTTAATTCAGCCATAACTATTTCCTTTTAACTATAAATTCAAAATCATCATCAAACACTTGTTCTTGCCCATCTGTATATTTTAGTTTTAATTGAAACTTATATACTCTATCAGGATAAAACCCATCTAACCATTGATTAAAATACATCCCATTAGTGTCACAACTCATTGTTGTATAAGCACTAAAAGGAACAACAAATTCATCTGTCGCAACATCTTTAATAGCATATAACCCTTTTCCTTCGGTTATAAATGAACCAGTTACGGTTTGAACAGAATTAGAAAATGTTTTTTGAATGTATCTTTTTCTAGCACCAATTCTAAATTTAACTCGTTCACCTTCTTTATATTCTTCCCTTAAACCTCTCATGTATAAAAAGTTATCAGCCAATCCACTCATTGTTAATTCATTTAATGAGCCTGTATTCGAACCAGTACAAGGTAAATGGTCGTCCCATCTTACTTCTAATTTTGGTTGATAAATTGTATGAGTGTTTCTTGAGAAAAATTTTAAATGACCAAATGTAGTTGTATCTGTTTCTTGACTTCCGCTAAAACTAACTAACATTCCATAATTTTCTTCTTGTCCATTTATCCACATATTTACCATATCTGTAACATCAGCTTCGACATCAGCTGATTGATTTGAAAATGTTTGAGTTGAAGAACTTATAGTATAAACTGTTGCACCAGAATTAGCCCAAGCTACTTCTGTTCCACCAGTAGGATTACTACGATTTTCCCAACTACAACCATTTGTATTTTTTGGTCTATCACCAAACTTACCTGTACCCTCTGTCCAAGATTGTGATATTGGTTGAATAGCTAAAGTATAATCTCCTTGTATTTCTGCATTACCCTCAGCCTCAAAAAGTTTTAAAAAATATGTTGGATTTGTAATTGTACCATCAGCTACAGATTTAGACAGTTCAGTAAAATCTGTCCCACTAAATTGAACTAAAGCTCTTGTTGGATGGTCAAATGAACTATTAAAAAATTCTTTTTTGACTTCAAGTATTTGGTCTCTTCCAAAGTTTTGGTCTTTAAAAGAAGTTCCATCTATTTTACTACTACCACTTGAAATCCAAGTGTCTTGTGTTGGAAAAATAAAATGATGCATTATCTAACTCTCCCTTGTATGTTTTGATTTGGATTCTTTAATTCAAAAACCGTTGGTGTTGATGTATTTGGTGGTAATACAATTGTACCATCATCCGATAGTGCATTTTGAAAATTATATTTATAACCATAACCAATAGTTCCACCACCATTAATAGACGAATCTTCAAACCCACCTTCATTGTCATATGAATATCTATATGTTGCTTTAGATAAATCAGCGTCAGCTGAATCACTATTGTAATCATCTTTTTGAGTAAGAGTTACGTGTCCAATAGAGCGAACACCCTCTACACCCATTAATTCAAATTCTAATTGACTTTTAAAAATTGGTTGATTAAATTGCATTTTATTAATATTAAAATAATCTATTATTTTTTGTATACAATCTAATTTTACTTTTTGTTTATCAGCATATTTTTCAGCAATAATATCAAATATTACACCAAAGTTTACAATGTATCCATCATTAATTGTTACTGTATCTGTCATTATTCTAAAATTATCTAAATATTTTTTTATATTGTTTTTTAATGTTATTGGTAAATTATCAGATGTTTCTAAAAAACCTGCGTGTGGATTACCAACTAATTGTTTTTGATTATCATAACCTAATACATAGATGTTTATTGCTGATACTTCAAATATTGTTAAATCACTATAAGTTAATAAAGTTTCCTGTGCATTAAGGCCCTTTTCAGCCCATCCTGCAGCTGTGGTAGTCTCTGTAAATGTAATTGCTAAATTTCTAAATGTTGCATCATCTACTTGATCCGATTCAGCTAATGCTTGCATTTGGCCTAAATAATTATTATACCCACTTGTAGCTATCATCATATCTCCCACTGCTGAATTAAATTCTTCTACTCCAGCTGGTGTGACATTATCACCACTTCTTGTAACATATACCTTTGAGATGTTTCCATTTTTAGCAGGTATGTTCATAACTCTAGCTTCATAGTCTTCTTTTGTAACGCATCTGTTTTGTGTTGTGAAAAATGCTCTAGCTTTTTCTCTTATTTCAATTGTATCTTCTTCGTCTTTACCACCACGAGCTGGATTGATATTTTTTACAGTTAATAATCTTGCTGAAGTATCACCATTTTCTGGAGATAAAGAAGTTGGTGCACTATTTAAATCATTTGAAGGAACATTTGATTCTATACCACCGCCTACACGATAAGTAATAGTTAAAGTTGTTTGGTTTGGTGTTTCACCAAGAGTTGAGTACTCATCACCCAACAATGGGTCAATAGAATTATTTAAATCATTTGTCTGTCCAGGTATTACAATTCCAACTTGCTCCATATCAATAAACCCATCGTCAACAAGTTGTCCATCTTTTAAGATTCCATTACCAAATATAAGTGATGTCGTATTATCTGTATTTGTTTCACGAGTAAATCTTTTTCCTGTTTTAATATATTGTAAAGAGTATGGAACAGCCACATCTGAATTTGTATTATTTAAACTATTTCCATATGCCGAAGTTCTATTAGCATCATCTGTGTAGTGAGTTTGGATTGGAACTTTATCTTGTGCTAAAAAATCAACCTCATACCAATTATTATTATTTGAATCCACACAAGAAATAATATCAATTACATTTGTATCTGGTAGTGTTAGAGTTCTAAATTTTACAGGTAAACCAACTTGAAATGAAAATGTTTTTTCAGTTGCACTTACAGCTCTTATAGTTCTTGATAATGTGTAAGCTGATGCTAAACCAGAATCCTCAACACTACCAATTGTGTTAGTGTCATTTGAAGATGATATTCTAAAATCAATATGTTCAAGTGTAGTAAAAGATATATCAGAATTTGCTGCTGAAGTTATTTCAATGCCAGGACTAAATGTTCCCGCTTTTGAATAATCAACTTTAGAATTATCACCACTTGATGCTGCTACATCAGATGTAAAAGTTAAATCTACATAAGCTGGAACTATTGGTTTTACTTTATAACCAAACATTTTAGCTAAGTTAATTATATTTCTTCTCTCTTCAGCTAATGGTAGTAATAATTCACGATATTGTTGGTCAATATAAAATGACAATACATCACCAACATAAGCATTCATTTCTAATAACATCATACCAGGTGATGATTCATTAAAATCACGATATGTATTTGGAAAATAAGATTTAGCATAATTCATTAATGATTCTTTCAATGCTCCAAAATCTTTATTTAAATAATTTACATTTGATTCTTTAAAATTTTCTTTACCATATGTTGGCATTTTTTATCTCCAATTAATACCCACCACCAGCAGTGGTTGTGTTATCTCCAGTTACATTACTTGTAAAATTTATTGACACTGAATCTAAGGTGTTAGGGTCTTGCTTTAAATTAAATAATATTTTTACTCTGATTTCATTAGTTTTGATACTTGGTTCTTTATCTGTTGTTAGTAACTCGATGTCATGAATTTCAATAAATGGTAACCAAAAATCAATTTTATCTAAAATTTTATTTTGTATACTTAACAAGTTTTCTTCATTAATTTGTTCAAACAAAACTGCCTTTAAATTTAAACCTAAGTTTGGTTGAAAAAATCTCTCACCTTCTTCAGTTTGTAATAAGTTTCTTAAATTATTTTTTACAGCTTCAATGGTTGTTGATGTTGATGCAAAGAATCCATCTAAATCATCACCTCTACGAATTGGTAAATCAATACCAACTTTAACATTAGTATCATTATCTTGAATATATGGTTTTCTTGATATGTCTTTAATAGCCATTATAGTATATCCTCAACATCTTCTCTAATTAATTTAACAGTTGTAAAATTTCTTTGGCCACTTTCATCCTCAACATTAAAAGAACTTTTTGAATCTGGATCTTCTCCAATATGGACATAACCACCAGCTTCTAAACCCCCAGCATCTTTGTCTAAGTCCAATCCAACTAATGAAGCTCCACCCTCTAATAAAGGTGTTACAGCTTTTTCTATAGCAGTTTCGAGTTCATCAACTAATTCATCTATGACTTCACCAGCTCCTGGTATTAGTGCACCTAGTTTTCTTATAGTTTTTAGTATTGGTGCTTTATCACCCAATAAAGTTTCTAATCTAATATTTACTAATTGGTCAGGTGTTTTTAAACTTTCAACAGTAACAGGAGCTTTTAATTGAGTTACTGTAAAATCAGCTTCTGTTAAAAAATTAATTATAGCTTCTTTCATTAATTCAGCCTCAACTTCAGTAGGAGAACCCGCAGATGTATCTATATCATCTGGATTTGCTCCTGATGCTAAAGCTGCTTGAGCTTTGGCTTCCATTAAATCATCTTTTAATCCCATAATTATCTTCCGTGTTTTTGTTTTTGCTTTTCATCAGTTTTTTTTAAAACTTCACTATAATCTTTATTTAAGAATTGACTCATTGGGTCACTTGATGGAACTTGTTGTGGTGTATCCTTCATCATATCTCCATATTGTCCACCAACCAATTCATTCATTTTATCAGTTGTAAATTCACCACCACCTAATGTTTTCCATTCACCATCTTGAGCTGTTTCATTCAACACATCATTCAATACAGAATTATTTGTAAATGATTTTTTCTCAACAATTTTCTTTGGTTTTGGTTTAGATTGAGTTGGTTGTTTCAATTCAGTTATAACTTCTTTGATAGCCATCGCAACTTCTTCTCTAACCATTTGTCTTATTATAGTTTTTATATTTGTTTTTTTCTTTTTCATAATTACCTCTTATTAGTTTGGTTCTATAAAATGTTTGTTACTTTTTATTGTTGCTAATTTATCTTTTAATGTATCCATATATTGTTTTAATGGAGTTCCAGCTATAGCTAGTGGAACTGGAAAATACATATTAGATGTCGTAGCACCTAAAAGTGTTAAAAGTTCTTCTAAAATTAATATTAAACTATCACCTAATATCATTGATTCCATTTGTTCAGTCGGAGTGCCACCTAAAAATGTTCGTTGTGACTCTATTATGAAATCTTCATTAGCTGATATTGTTAAATGTCTACCTGTCCCAATGTGGACATCTCTCTTAGAAGATAAATAAATATCACCATCTTCACCCTTAGAATTTAATATAATTCTATCAGAATGTAATAACATTTGATTTTTAATAAGTCCTTCATAAATAGGGTTTCCATCAAAGGTTTTTCTATCAGTTAATTTTGAACCGTAGATATAAAGTAATGTATTAGTATCTATACCATTATTAACAATTGAAATTATTTCACCCATTCTTCTATTTATTTTATTTGCTGGAATAGTATCGGATGCTAATTGAAAGTTATCTAAACCCTTACCGCCAAGATGTTGATTTAGATTCCCATTTGATGTTATACTTATTAAACTACCATCTCCTATAGATTCAAAATCATTACTTGATTCTCTTTGATTTGATATAAAAATATATGGATTGTTACTTCTACTACCAACACGAATACTATTACCATGCCTACCTTCAATAATAGAGTCACCAGTGGTTTCACCTATATTTATTCCATAGTCCAAACCTTCTTTTCTTTTTTTCTGTAATCTTTTATATTGATTTTCTTTATTAAAATTTGAAGTTTCTCCTGACTTACCCTCTTCTGAAACTCCACCATATTCAAATGACAAATCTAAATTTAATTCAGATGTAAAGTTTGGGTCTTTGTTCCAAGTTACATTATTTTCCATTGAATTTAAAGGACCCAAGTAATAATTTATTTTCCCTATTGTACACAATAAAACTGGATCTCCAGCTGAAGGTAAATCATGCATTGTCCTCATTAATGGAAAATATCTATTTTGTTCATTTGCCCTAGCTATAGACTTTTTATTATAAAGTTTTTTAGTTACATGAGGAACTGCTATAATTGTATTTATTGTTTGTGTACCTTTATATGATAAGGATTCGCTTGAATGTACAGCTTCTACACATAGTCCAGGAACAAATTGTAAATAAATTGGAATAGGTTGTTTTCTACCTAATACATCCTTAATTACTTTATCTCTCTCAGTTACAAATACTGAACCCATTAGTTACTCCCCAAATCAATTGTTTTGTTTTTTGTAGCCTCAAGTTTATCACTTTCTCGTTGCAAGTCCTCTACCGTGTCTTGAAGTGTCCCCATTAATTCTTCCTTTTCCTCATCACTTAATAACATTGATTCATCTGAATCACCTTGTGATTTAGAAATAATTCTTTGTAATACACCAGCCAATTTAACCAGATGTTCATCATTACGAACAGCTGTATCCATATATTCTTTTATTATTGGAGCTACCATAACCACATCATCGATGGTTGTAATGAATCCATGTATCTCTGATATTAACAAATCTATCTGAACTTTACGCTTTGTAGTGTTCTCATAGATGTCCTTTGTTAAATCTTGGAAAGTTTTTCCTTCAAATATTTCATTGTTGTCCGACATATCATCTCCTAATAGATGTATTTATTCATATATAAATATAAAATTTGTAAGAAATTGTATGAAATAAAAAACCCACATTTAAGTGGGTTAGTCATTTAAAAGAAAGATCCTGAAGAATCGTGTATTATTGTACCATTTTTATTAAAGGTATTTAATAATTTTTTATAATGTTTTTTAAAAACATTTACAACTGATGTAATGTGAGCAGTTTCAACATTAGTCATTTCCCTAATTAATATATAAATAGCTTTTTTATTGAAATTTTCAATACCATCTCGTTGCTTAATTAAGTCAATGATTGCATATCCAATTTTTAAATCTCTATCTTTTTTGAAAATACTATTTAAATTTTTATCAAAATACTCAACTATTTCATCTGTTAAAGTTATGTAATCAGATTCGTTAAAACCACTAGATTTATATTGTCTATCTAATGCATCCATTTTATCGTGAGATTT